CCTGTGTCTCCGGTAGGAGCGCCACCAAATCGTAGGCGGATGTTTTCGACATGTTCTTTGATACGAGGGCCCACTTCCCCATCGACTACGGGACCGCCGTCGATGTCCAGCGTCTCCTTGTAGTCGTCTTGTGCTCCACGTTCTATCGTGGGCAGGGACCAGGGACTGAATCCCCCGGCACTCAAACTGGATTCAAACAGTGTTATGGTATCCACTGTTATCCCAACACGTGTTGCAGCACACGCGGTCATGAGTTCCCGGTCTTCATCTGCCTGGGGCCAAGCGCCGCCACCTTGCGTTAACCAATACGGTTTCTCGCGGTTCGCACATTTCCTTGATTTCCTCTGCTCCTCAGCCGACCCATGTTTAATATAATAGGATCGGATGGCTCGAGCGTAGGGACCGGTTATCGGTGATAGCCTATCGGTCACTAAATAACCCTCGAGTCTGTCCAGGGCTGCATCAGCCAACGGAACATTCGGATCTCTCATGGTTAAGTGCAACTTCCGCCAGGTTCTCAATGGATCCTGAAACGACGTATTTGTGGTCAACGGACTGGGAAATACCCGTGCCAGGAACACAACTCCGGTGTCTGCATGGCACTCCTCTATCTTTACGACGAGACCCAACTGCTTCGCAACTTTGTCGATCTTTGACTTCAAAGCCAAATCGGATAACCCATCATCACCAAACTTGAGACCGATCAGTGCAAACGCCTGCTCCGGACTCAATTCAGGGAAGGCTTCCCGAATGGCACAATACTCGACAAAAGCGGACGCGGCCGTATTGAGATCACAAGTGGTTGGCGACCCACTCTTTACTCCAACACCCGCGTCGTATTTCCACCCGAACAATTTGGCCCGGGCAGGGCAGTTTATCAACATCGAGCAAAATCTCCTCAGTTCCTCACTACTGGGGAAATATCGCAAGTATAAGGCATTCATAACATTTCTCTGCATCCAAGCCGGAACCGTTCCATCCAAGTTTGAATAATCCGTTTCACAAACGTCAGCCAATGCAGCACAAAACTCACAGACCGCCCTCGACAACTGCTCAGGAGTCCTCCCGGGCATGAACCAGTGACTGTTGTGCTCTGCATGAAAAACCTCATCACGGAATTTCAATGTATACTTGGAAAAATGGACTAGGAACCGTATATCATGGAATGATGAAATTATCCTGGCAGGCTTCATGCCAGGCTCGTTCTTAAGGAATG